GGTGGTTCGAACCTCGTGGTTTTTCCAGTTCTGGGCGCTGTAGGGGGTTTGCAAGCATGATGATTTCCGGTCAGGACGGGCTCGCGGATCTGTTTGGGGTGTCGCGGATCACGGTCCAGGAGTGGCACGGTCGGCCCGGGTTTCCGGTGGCGTACACGGGGGCGGCGTTTGATGCGTATGAGTACGACAGCGCGGCCGTGGTGGGTTGGTACGTCGCGTGGAAATCCTCGGAGCGCGGGGAGTCGCCCAACGATCGGTTGGCGCGGGTGCGGGCGGATGCGATCGAGATGGACAACGCGGAGCGGCGGGGGCAGTTGATCCCGGCCGATCTGCTGGAGCCCAAGCTGGCGGCGGCGTTTGTTGCGGCGCGAGAGGCGTGGCTGGATGCGGTGCCCAGGCTGGCGCGCGACCTGCCGGCGGACGCAGACCAGCGCGAAACGATGTTGCTGGCTGAGTTTGAGGCGTTTTTGTCGCGCCTGGCGGACTGGGCCAAGGCGGGTGACGTTGACGACGACTGATCCCTGGGCAGAGCAGGCCCTGGCCGCCCTGATAGGGCGGGTGTTTGCGCACCTGCGCCCGCGCCCGCCGCTCACCCCTTTGGCCTGGGTCGAGAAATACCGCTATCTGAGCGCCGAGGAAAACCCTGACTACGTGGGGCATTTCCAGACCGAGAACATCCCGGCCTTGCGCGGGGTGCTGGCAGCGGCTGGTGATCCCTCGGTGCGGCGGATCATCGGGCAGAAATCGGCACAGATCGCCTGGACGGCGGGCGTGGTGTGCACGCTGATGGGCTATCACGCGCACTGGCGGCCGTGTGTGCAGGTGGCCATGTTCCCGAGGGAGAAGTCCGCCAAGGATTTTGACGCCGAGAAGTTCAGCCCCATGGTGCGGGCCACGCCGGCACTGGCGGGGCGGATCAAGCTCAAATCCCGCAGTGAGGGCAACAGCGCCACGCGCAAGCACTACCCGGGCGGCCTGCTCAAGTTCGTCGCGTCCAACTCGCCCAGCGACGTCAAATCCACCAGCGCCAAGGTGCGCTACGTTGAAGAGCCGGACGACACCAACAAGGACGTGAAAGGCCAGGGAAACACGATTGCGCTGCTGCGGGAGCGGGGCAAGACCATCCGCAACACCCTGGAAATCATCGGCGGCACGCCCACGGCCAAGGGCGCCAGCGAAATCGAAAAGGAAATGCGGACCACCGACCAGCGGCGCTTCTGGGTGGCGTGCCACCATTGCGGCGAACGGCACGTGTTGGACTGGTCTCACGTGGTCATCCCCGGCCTCAACCTGAGCGATGAGGATCTGCGGGCGCCCGATCTGGAGACCCGGTGGCCGGCCCGGGAGGTCTACGGCCGCGCCCGCTGGGAGGATGCGCGCTACTACTGCCCGCACTGCGGCGAGGCCTGGACCGACCAGGACCGGGTGAGCAACATCCGCGCCGCTGCCAGCGTGGCGCCGGACTATGGGTGGGAGCCGACTGCCGAGAGCCCGGATCGGGGATTTTTTTTTCACGAGCTCCAGAGCACGTTCGAGGGCAGCTACTTGCCGGTGCTCGCGGAAAAATACCTCACCGCCGCCCACGATCTGGATCGCGGCGAACCCGAGAAGATGGTGGCATTCTGGAATTCGTCGCTGGGTCTGCCCTGGGAGTACAAGGGCGAGTTGCCCGAGGAGGATGAGCTGGCCGCCAGGGCGGAGAAATACCGGGAATGGACCTGCCCGGCCGGTGGCGTGGTGCCCCTGCTGGCCGTCGACGTCCAGCATGACCGACTAGCGGTGACCTGTTGGGTAGTGGGGCGCGGCGAGGAGATGTGGCTGGCGTACTGGGGCGAGCTGTACGGGCAAACCGTGGTTGCCCACCAGGGTGCATGGATCGAGCTGGCGCAGATGCTGGGCCAGACGGTCACCCACGCCAGCGGGACACCGCTCAAGATCGCCGCCGTGGGCGTGGATTGCTCTGACGGACAGACCTCGGACGCCAGCTATGCGTTTGTCCGCCACCACACCCGCCCCGGGCGGGAGGTGCTGGCGCTGAAGGGCAGTAGCGACACCGAGGGCCGCGTCGAGATTTGGACGCCACCCAAGCCCATCGACCCCAATCACAGATCCACTAAGGCCGCCCGGTTTGGCGTGCAGATCCACATCGTAGGTGGCGCCAAGGCCAAGGACACCATTCTGGGGTGGGCGCAGGAAGGCGGACGGGTGCGCCTGGCCGGCACCGGGCCGGGCCGGATGCACTGGTACGATGGTGTTCGCGCAGACTTTTACGAGCAATTGCTCAGTGAGATGAAGGTGCCCAGCCGTCTCAACCCGCGCAAGCGCAACTGGAAGCCCCGTACCGACCGCCGCAACGAGGCCTTGGATTGCACCGTGTACGCCCTTTACCTGAGCCGACACCTGCGCCTGCACCTGCGCCGCGCCCAGCAGTGGGACCTGGCGGAGATGCGGCTACGGCAGGCGGATCTACTGGAGGCACCAGCCTCCGCGCCTGCTGATCAGGCGCCGGCAACACCCGCAAACACCTACGCCGGCGCAACCCCGGCAGCACGGGATGAGGTGCAGACGTCTGCACCGGCATCCATGCCGGTGCCCATCGCCGTTCCGCCGGCATCGATGCCGCGCCGCCCGCCCACGGTATCCCGTCGCGCCGGCGGCGTGTCACGCCGGGTCTGACAATGACCCTGCGCGAGCTGCTGCAATTTGTCACCGACTACGCCGAGCAATCTGGCCACGCCATCAACGCCGAGATTGCAGGCCAGATAGAGCAGGCCATCGTGCAGGCGTACCCGGCGGAAAAGGTCTACATCCCACGGCCAGACCGGTCAAAAAAACCGGAGATCCTGGAGGCGGCAAAACGACTGCCCAGCAACGTGGTAGCGGCGCGCCTCGGGGTCAGTCGGCAGTGGGTCCACAAAGTCACCAAGCGGTGACCGCAAAAAAGCAACTCTCTCGACCCTGAGAGTTGACAAACCGCCGCCATGCTGCGCGCCATGGCATCCACCCCAACCACTGAACCCACCGAGCTGCGCGCAGGCGATACCTGGACCTGGCGCCGGGATGACCTGGCCGACTATCCGGCCAGCGGTTGGGCGCTGACCTACTATTTCCGCAACGCGACCCGGTTTTTTGATGTCACCGCCACCGCCGATGGAGCCGGTCACCTGGCCACTGTAGCCCGGGCCACCACGGCCGCCATTGTGGCCGGTGTCTATACCTGGGTCGCCGTGGCCAGCAACGCCACCGAGCGCCACGAGGTAAGTCGTGGGCAGACCACGATCCTCCCCGACTACAGCGCCACCGCCGCCATCGACGGGCGCACGTTTGCCCGTGTCCTGCTGGATGCGGTGGAGGCGGAATTGATCCAGCGGGGCAGCTCTGGCCGGCTGGATGTGGTGACCAGCGCCCTGGCGGATCGCAGCCTGACCCGGGATGCGGGCGGGTTGACCGCCCTGCGCACCCAACTCAAGGCGGAAGTGGCGCAAGAAGACGCCGCCGAGCGCCGCCGGCTGGGTCTAGCCAGCCGCAACCGCATCCATTTCCGCGGCTGATCATGATTGCAATCTCTCCCCTCCTCGACGACGTGACGCTAGGCCCGGTGCGGGTCCGTCATGCCGGGCAGCCACTGCCCGCGCCGCGTCGGCTCAAATCCTGGGAGGCGGTGCGGGCTGAGGCGATCAAGCCCCCGCGCGTACTCGCCCACCACCAGGCACGGGTCCGCGCCGAGTATGCCGGCGGCACCGTACAGCGCCACAACGCGGCATGGAACGCCAGCCACGCCAACGCCAACCAGGCTCTGCGCTACACCCTCACCACCATGCGCGCCCGGTCCCGCGCCCTGGAGCGAGATGACCCTCTGGTCAAACGATTCCTGTCGCTAGTGGAAACCAACGTGGTGGGCGCCCAGGGCGTCACGCTCCAGAGCCGGGTAGGCAATGTCGGCCCGGACGGGCGCACGGTAATGGACGCCGCCGCAAACCGGATTTTCGAGCGCGAATACGCGCAGTTTTCCCGCCGCGGCGAGTACGACGTGACCGGACAACTGGGCCGCGCC